TATTATTAATATCTCTATCTTTTAATGTCTTTTCGCAAACCGAGAGTGATACAATAAAGATACCTAGAGAAGAATTAGAAGAAGTATTTAATGCTATCGATACCTTGATTTCTCAAGATAGTGCAAAACAAGTATTGATAAATGATTTTAGAATACAAATATCTAATTATGAATTATTGAGCAACCAAGATAGTTTGTTGCTAATGTATAAAGATAGACATATAGAATTTTTAAATAAAGAAATAGTATTATACGATGATCGATTGAAGAAGGTAGATAAATGGTATAAGAAACCTTGGGTTGGATTCATCATAGGAGTTGCAACCGTAACCACATCTTCATGGATCGTAAAAAATGTAATAGATTAAATGGCAGCTACATCAACATATATAAATTTATCGAATTCGGTATTATTAGAATACCAATATAGAGATCAAGCATCTATTGTAGATGAATTCACTACAACACAGGCTCCGTGGTTTTTAATGGATGATGCTGCAGACAAGAGTACACTTATTTTTAATAATGATGATTCTACAAATATCACTGGGAATGTTCGAACACGTATGGGATGTTCTACAGAACCAACAACTGCTACTTATGGATATTTGAAGCTTAATCAAATTATGGCATTAAATGATTATGATCCTCAATTAACCAATAGTGTTAGTTTACCTGTTTCATTTTCTCCAATGGAAGTGGTTGCTTATGATGTTGTGAGAATACATCTAGTACAAGGATTTAATTTTGAAAATAATGAAGGATTTTATTTTAGATTAGGTTTTAATGATAATGCTGGAAATGTTGTTCGACATCTTAATCTATCTTATAGAAAGTCAGATAATTATGCTCAATTGAATTCTTCACCTTTTATTTTAGGTGGTAAATATTATGCATCATATATCGAAATTAAAGTTCCTGCCTTATATAATTTACAAGATGAATGGTATCAAGCAATCTCTACAGGATCTCCAACTGTTAATTTACCTAGTTCACGATTAACTAACGGAAATGGTCCTTCATATAGTTCATTAATTACTACTGAATTTGGATGGATTGTACAAGAAAAAGTTGTAAATAATCAAACATATTTTAATACATACGAATTAATAAGAATTGATTTACCAGTTAAAGATCAATTTAATGATCTTTCTGCAGTTATTCAAGAATCTACGAATGGTGATTATTTAGAATTATATGCAGCTTATTCAGGAAATATTATAGATAATTTTATCGGAAAACTAAATAATGTACCAGGTAACGATTATATTATACTCCATGAATTACATGTATTTGAATATGTATGGAATGGAGGTGCAAATCCAGTTTGGATAGAAACTAGTAAGTTGGAGTTTGTACAAGATAGTGAATATGAAGATCCTATTTTATATAGGCCAATTATACAAAATAATGGTGCAGTTACATATCGAATTGATTATACCATTAGATTATTTAATAGAGAAGATCAAACATCTATATGGAAAGAGGCTTCTGCAAATTTCGGAAACCCTTTAAAATATGCAAAAAGTTTACAAAAAATAAATTTAGGAATTAATCCTATACAACCTAAGATTTACAATAAAGTTTATGATAAGTCTGTTCAAATGTATGGTAATAATGATACAGGAAACTCGTTGGTTTCTAATTTATCAGAATATAAAGAATTTGTTACTTCATTTTTATCTATTAATCAAATCATGATATCAGCCCAAAATGCATATATGAAAAAGGATGCAGGAACTGGTAAATATGTATTAAGTGATACTGGTGATAGTTCTTCACAAATAATTTATGCACAAGGATTAGGAAAAATTAATATGACTCAAGGAGATACGTACATTAAATTTGTAATGTATAAAGGTTCTGCTAAACATTATGATTTTGTAGATCTATCTGGATTAGGTATATTAAAATTAAATTTCTATGCAGATTCTGGAGAAATCGTCTCATTTAATGCTATTGATTCAACTAGTTTAGATGATCAATATGCTTTAACTACAAATGAAGGTACTCAATCTATTAATGCTGCTACAGGCGAGGTGACTAATTCAGTTTCACAAACAATAAATTCATCAAGTGGTGAATGTTTATTTAAAGTAAATTCTAAAGATGCACAACGAATTTCAGAATACCAAAGCAAACAATTTACAGTAACTGCATGGAATGGTGATTCCGAATCTCAAATATATACCGGAACCTTTGTTACCGTTGGTAATCAAGTATCAAACTTCCAAGATAAAAAAATAGCTTCATTACAAAAACAAATTGAAGAATGGACTCAAAAATTTAAAGCTCAAGTTGCATTAACGACATTAGCTAATAATACTATTACCGGTCAAAGTGCAACGATAGAAAATTTGAATAATAATTTAGCCTCTGCCCAATCTAAAATAGATTTAAAAATTCAAGAATATAATGCTGAAGTTAGTAATAATATTATAGATGAAGAAGAAAAGAATGCATTAGAAATTGAAATAGCACAACTTGAAGCAGCGAATGAAGATTTACAAGCTTCGGTAGAAATAATGGAAATTGTTGATGCTAGTTGTCCTTCATGTGATAATGTTATGTATGAGAGTATAGCAGAAAAGGATGCATCCAGCATTAGTAGTTCCGTAGCAAGTGCATTCGAAGAATAAATAAAAAAGAATTATGTTTTTAAACGCTAGATCAGACTTATTTAAAGTAGAACTCCCTAGAACATTTATACCTAAGGAAGTTAAGGATAAATATGCACCATATGTTTTTGCAATGCCTACTATGATTAATGATGTTGTTGATTTGGTTAATTATACTATACAAACAGTTACAATTCCAACAATGAATTGGACTCCAGTTGAACAAGTAAAACCTGAAACTGCATCAAGAGCTGCAGCTGAACCAGCTCCAAACTCGTTAGGACAATCACAAACAGCTGCTGGTAGAACTAGAAGATGGAGATCTTCACAAAATTACCAGGAAATATTTACCAAGGAATTTCAGTTAACTTTTCAATTAATAGATGGCCATGTTAATTATTGGATAATGTTAGATACAATGTTATGGTATTATGATAGAAGAAATAAAGAAAGATTTTGTGAATCTATTCCAGTAAGAATACTTGATGCTGAAGGAAATGTAATGTTTACCGCTTTATTTTTAGATTCTTTATTTGTTGGATTAACTGAATATCAACTTTCTTATTCCGACTTATCTCAGGAGTTTAAGACATTTGATGCATCATTCCAATATAATACTTTGAAATTAGATATATTACCATCTACTAAAATTGACAAATCAAAATTTTTAGATGGAGGTACAAGAGAGTCAAAATAAAAACTTTGACTTTAGCACCTAAATATATATAAATATAATAAAAAAAACCGAAATAAAAAAATTTTTTGGTACTTTTTTGAAAAAATTTTAATAACAAATGAACACTTTTGAAGAATACTTACAAACTAAGGCACATGATTCGGAAGAATTATCCAATTTATTAGCTGAATCTATGGACTATCAACTCACCGAAAGTGAGGAAGCTCAAATAGATGATGCAGTTGCAACATTTTTAGCAGAAGGAAAAACTTTAGATGATTTGGATTCCGAATTATTAGATGAAGGAATATTTGGATCTTTACTTGGAGGAATTACTGGAGCTGCAATGGGAAAATCTGTTGGTCGGATGATTGCAAAAGTTTTAGGAATTCAAAAGGGTGTTTTATATGATCTACTAACTTCTAGAGTCGTTGCTGCAGCTTTAGGTGCTACTATTGGCAAAAGATTCTAAAATACTTCTATGAATTACATTGCAATCGATTTCTCGATAAATTCCACCGCTATCTGCGTTCAAAATCACCAAAAATTAAAATGGTTTAACTTTGTATCTAATTTAGATCTCAATAAGAAGGCTTTTAAGTGCCATAAAGAATTAGTTGAATTAGGTATTAATATTATTGGATATGATAGAAACAAACCTAAAGATCTAGAATATACCGATGAACAAGCTTTCAAATTAAATAATTCTAACTATCTTTCTTATACCATTATTAATACATTAGCTCCATATATCAATGAAGATACTCAATGGGCTATCGAAGGTTATAGTTATGGTTCAAAAGGAAATTCATTTATAGATCTCATAACATATAATACAATGCTAAAGGCTAAGATTATGAGAGTATCAAAAAATGATATACAAGTCTATGCACCTAAAACCGTTAAAAAGTCTTTCACAGGAAATGGTAATGCTAATAAACCAATGATGGTTGAAGCGTTTAAGAGTCGTGAAGATTTGGTGGATGATGCATTTAAAAAATATATAGACAGTCACAGCTTTGGCGACAATATCCCTAAACCAATTGATGACCTAGTCGATGCCTTTGCAATACTTGAATTCTTAAAGGAGACCATCTGATCGTACTATATACTCTCAACTTAAATTACTAGATAATTATTATATGATCTCTCGCCAAGTCAGTTTCAAAAAGCCAAAGAAACTTTTAAATATTTTTTAATTGAAACTTTTAATCTATCCATTCATATAATTAATAACGGTCACACACAAAACGTGAGATCTAGAAATAAAATGTTTAATTTAAAAAAATAAAGTAATTATGAGTGAATTTGATTTGTTTAATTTGTCTTTAGAAGATTTTCAAAGTCAAGAAACAGAAACCGAAAAAGGACCAGGGCTATACAAAGCCAATCCATCCGAAGGAAAAGATAACGTTTATCGAAGTGTTATCCGATTTCTACCTAACCCAAAAGATCCAAAAAATTCTATTGTTAAGAAGTTTTCTTACTGGTTAGAAGATTCCCAAGGTAATGCTGGTTATTTCGATTGCCCTACTACAGTGGGTGAAAAATCGATCATTGCTGACACATATTGGAAATTAGCCAAGAGTGATTCTGCATTTGATCAAAAACAAGCAGAGAAAATACGTAGAAAAGAATACTATTTCTCGGTTATACAAGTGGTTAAAGATCCACAAAGACCTGAACTTGAAGGTACTCTTCATGTTTTCAGATTTCCAAAAACCCTTAAAAAGTTTATTGATGCACAAACATCTCCAACTATTGAAGATATTGAATTAAGTGGTGCAGAACCATGTAATGTATATGATCTTTTTAATGGTAAAGACTTTTCATTAAAAGTAACTTTGAAAGGTGGCTATTGGAATTATGATGAGTGTAAATTCTTAGGTACATCACCAATTCAAATAAATGGTGTTCCAATGGAAAACAATGCTGAATGTAAAAAACAAATTATGGAAAACCTAAATGGATCTCCAGATTTAAGTGTTTATTATTATAGAGCATGGGGTGATGATCAGAGAAATAAGCTTTATACAATATTACAAGATATTTCAGGTAATCCTGGAGAATCTTATAGAAAGCTTACTCCAGAGGAAAAAGGAGAAACTAAAACAGAAACTCCTACTCCAACCAATAATAAGAAGGCCGAGCCTGCTACTTCAACTAATGCAAATGATGCAGATATGGAAGAGTGGTTAAACGGAGTTGGGTAATACCTACAAATTAAGAGCCCTTTATCTTCATTGATAGAGGGCTTTTTAGTTTATTAAATATGGAGTCGAAAATTAAAATATCACAAGATCTAAAAGATAATCTAATTAAAAAGATTTCCAATCTATTATCTTCAGAATTCCATGGTGAAAAGGCAAGATTAAAAGTCGGTTATGATAGATTAAATTTTGCATGTCCTTATTGTGGAGATTCATCCGATAATTATCGAAAGAAAAGAGGTAATGTATATTGGAAAACTTTAATGTTTCATTGCTATAATTGTAGTAAACATACTAATGTTCTTCAATTGTTAAAAGATTATGAGAATGGCTTATCTAACCATGATGATGTTGGTACAGTATTAGATTTCATAGCAGAAAATAAAGTTTCGGTCCAAACAACTGAATATCTTCAATTAGGGGTATTTGAGAAATTGAATAAATTATCTATTGATAGAAACGACTTTATTAAACAAAAATCATTAAAAGAAATAGTCAAAAATACAGTTGGCTATAAATTTGTTAAGTCTAGATTTCTTCTCAATAAATTAAACCATTTTGCATGGAGTGATAAAGCTAATCAATTGTATATTTTTAACTTAACAAAAGAAAATAAAATAATCGGTTATCAAGTCAGAAACTTTACAAAAGGCCGAACAAAATATGTGAGTTATACAATAGAAAAAATGTATGATGAACTTAAAAAAGAATTTGATATAGAAGATGGTGTAGAAAAAATGAATACCCTATCTTTATATTACAATATAATGTTAGTGGATCTTTCTAAAACATTTACAATTTTTGAAGGGCCTACTGATGCATTACTATGGCCAAGGAACTCAATTGCATTGAGTGGAATAAACAAAAATTCCGATATGTTTGACGAAATAGTAACGGCAAGATATTTTTTTGATAATGATCCTATTGGAAGAAGAACCATGGAATCTAAACTAAAAAGAAAGAAAACTGTTTTTATGTGGAAGAGGTTTATTAAAGAAAATAAGCTTTTTGATGATTGCAAAGATTTTAATGATTTGATTAAATGTTGCTATTTCAATAAAAACAGAGCATATAAAAAATTGGATAAATACTTTACAAATAGTCCTTATGACCTTATTAACATTTAAAAAATATGAAGATTTTGTGAACGAAGAGTTAGATAAATTTTATGAAGAGTTAGAAGATAGTTCTAAAAACTATAAGCTACCAGTTGACATAAAGAAAACTACATATGACTATTATAGTTCATCTTTTGAAATAGATAAAGTCAAAAAGAAAGAAACGGTAAAGAAAATAAAGAAAGAATGGAATAGAGTTAATAAGAGTAAAAATTTATTTTAATGGCATTAGATGAAGAAAAATTATTAAAAATTGAAACACTTTTAGAAAGTGAACGTATTGATTGGTCAAGCAAAATACAATCATTAATTAAAGATATAAAAGATGCACATAAGTTAGCAAAAGCTCAAACTTTGATGTTATCCTATCGTCATATGATTGTAGATAAAATGATGGAACTTAATATATTGTTAGGTAAAAAACGATCAAATGATGCTAATTATTCTAAAACTCGATATCAATATTACAAAACAAACCATGATGTTCGTTTAGATCATAGAGAAATTTTAGAATACATCAAATCAGATATGGCATTAAGGAATAGAGAAACTAATTTAATAGAAAACCAAATTGCATATTATAGACAATGTATAGAAACATTAGATAAAATGGGATTTGCAATAAAAAATAGAGTTACTTTAGCAACTAATGATATTTGATTTAACACATAATGACAAGATACTTACATTGAGAGATGCTACTGAGTTAGAGATCGATCAATTAAGAATAACGTTGACGAAACGTATTGATAGCTGGCGATGGGATCCTAGAGTTAAGAAAGGCTTTTGGGATGGTAAAATATCTTATTTTAAAAATGAAATGTATGTGCCAGCTGGGTTATGGCAAATCATTAGAGATACGTGTAAAGATTACAATTTCGATTTAGAAATAAATGGTCTATCAGAAAAATTCGATAGATCGATAAGTTTTGAAGATTTTGAATTTTGGGTAAAAGAAAAATTTGAAAAGCATGCTTTAGATCCTAGGCCTTATCAAATAGAAACTGCCTTTAATATCATAAAAAATAAATGTTGCTTAGCCGAATTAGCTACATCCGCAGGAAAGTCTTTAATATTATATATTATTTTAGCTTATTTAATAGAACAAAAGAAAACAGGAAAGGTTTTAATGATAGTTCCAAATGTAAGTTTAGTTATTCAAGCTACAGAAGATTTTTATGAATATAATCGAGGATCCTTAGATTTAGATATAGAGATCCAACAAATATTTGCTGGTTCTAAAGTTCGTAAAGGTGCAAATATAGTAATAGGAACATATCAATCTTTAGTCAAAAAGAAGAAAGAATATTTTGATGACTATACAACGGTAATGGTGGATGAAACCCACAAAGCAAAGGCTGTTTCTATTAAAACAATTTTAGAAAAATGCCAGAATGCTGATCGGGTTTTTGGGGTTAGCGGAACCATACCAAAACCGGATTCTTTAGATAGACTAACGTTAATGGCTTACACTGGACCTGTGATCCAACAGGTAATGGCAGATCAATTAATAAAGGAAGGTTATATTTCTCCAGTTGAAGTCAAAATTATCGAAATGAATTATGCACCAGATAGTGTTCGTGAGTCTTTCAAATATCTTACTAAAACTGAAGATGATAGAAAAAGATTATTAAATTTAGAACAAAATTACGTCATCCAAGATAAGACTAGATTAGATTTTATTACAGATACATTATTGAAAGTAAAGAAAAACCAATTGATTTTATTCTATAGAACTGATTATGGTAATAAATTATACGATACACTACGAAATAAGTGCACTAGACGGATTTTCTATATTGATGGTGGCACCGATAAGAATTTGAGAGAAGAATATAAAAGGGCAATGGAAGATGGAGAAGGTAAAATCCTAGTGGCTTCCTTCGGCACATTCTCGACTGGAATTAATATCAAAAATTTGCATACTGTAAGCTTAACAGAATCATTCAAATCTGATGTAATTATTAGACAATCAATTGGTCGAGGATTACGTTTACATGAAGATAAAGATAAATTAATTATCATAGATTTTGTAGATGATTTTCGGTTCGAAAATTTTACTAATTATCTTTATAGACATTCTAAAAAACGTAAAGAGATTTATGATGAACAAAAGTTCCCATATGAAATTAAAACCATAGATTTGTCTAAGATATATAATTAAATAAAATTAAAGTTTAACGATGGCAAAATCAAACGGAAAGCTAAAATACGATTTAGCGCTAAGTACGACTAGTGTTTATGATGCATCTTCGGTGTACATATCTAAATCAGCAGAACTATCAATTAATGGTAATGCAAATTTAGAATATAAAACAATCGGACCTACTTACGAAGACAATCAAGTATTATGGCCAAACATATCTAATTTAATCCCTGGTCCTGCAACAACACAAGGTAAAGCATATTTATATGTTCGAAACTTAGGCCCTGCAAATGCAGCAGCTTTAAGAATTTCAGGATCTACGGCAATGGATAATACTGATGTATTACCAACTCCTACACCAGATGGTGTTCCTGATAATTATGATCCAGATCAATTTGCAGAAATTGCAATAAATGAATTTGCATTTCTACCTATTTGTCAAGGTGCAAGTTCCCTTGGAATATTTATGAGATCAGGACATGTTGCTGGATCTGTAAATTGGGGTACAAATCCAGTATATAATGAAATTGAATTTATGTTATGTTATACAACACCAAATACCGTTGGCCCAACATATTAAAAATAATCTAAAACCTAAATAAAACTAAATAAAAATGGCACTAGCAAAATTTTCAAAATTTAAAAAAGAAAGATCGGTGATTAAAGAAGCCCGAGAAAAGGAAATTAAAGTCAAAAAGTTTAATAAAATGTTCGCAGAAAAATTAAAAGCACTGAATAAAACATCGGTTGCTGATTTATCTGAAGAAGAATTAAATACTTTCTTTGACTCACTTAAAACTAATCCAGTAAATGAAGATCGAATGAGAGAGATCGAAGCAAATGTAATAGCTGCTGGGAAACCACAAGAACTTGGAGCTGAAGGTTCTGAATCAGAAAGTGAAAGAGCGGTAAAACATACTTTTTCTTCTCCACAAAAACCAGAAGAACAAGATGATGATGAAGCTAAAACAGATGCTTTAGAGATTGTGCAGAACACAATTGATGAAGCAAAACTTACAGCAAAACAAGAGG